GCCATTTGGTAAGATGATTGTTTCATCAGCTATTAAATTAGCTACTGCTGGCATATTAAATTTAGATGGAGTAACATTAGGAGATTTTAATGAAGAAGAATTAATTAAGTTATCTGAAAAATTAGGAGAATTAAGCGTAAAAGAAATTTCAGCAGATAAAACTATTAGAGTAAGGTTTAAAGAAGAAATGACTAAATATCAGAGTGATGTTAATAAAAAAATTATTTTCTTCATTGATGAATTGGACAGATGTAGGCCTACATTTGCCATTGAACTGTTGGAAGTTGTAAAACATTTATTTAATATAGAGAACTTTATATTTGTTCTATCAATTGATAAGCAACAATTATCACATTCTGTTTCAACGATATATGGTCAAAATTCTGATACAATTGGATATTTAAGAAGATTTATAGATTTAGATTATAAGTTACCACAGCTTAATTTGAAAACTTATATTAGAAATAAAAGTAATCTAATACTTAAAGAAAAATGTAATATAGAGTTATTTGAAATGTTTATTGAGGAAATGTTTATTAATGAGAATTTCTCTTTAAGAGATGTAGATAAGGCGTTTTATTATATAAATATTTTGATTCCATTAATTAAAGAATTTAATGAAAAAGGTAATTATAAATCAGTATATATAGCTACAATAAGTTATCTATATGCTACTTTAATTACCATAAAAATTAAAAGACCTATCCTATATAAAAAAATAATAGATAATGAATATCAAGTTGATGATATTATTGGTCAATTTAATATTCCCAATTTAGATCATTATAAAGACAACCTTATCGGTGGATGGCATCAAAAGCCGCTTCAAGAAGTAATAGAACCTATATTAAAATTGTATTTACAATTAAACATTAGATTTCATAAAGAGGAATATGTGTATGAATCTTATGAAAATGAATTTGCTGTGGGGCATAAAAAGGAAGATGGAACATTTGGGTATGACAATAAATTTAATTTAAAATTTTTATTTGAACGAAAGAATTCGAATATAATCAATAAGCTAGAATTTATTGATAGTTTTGAAATAAATTAATAAATGTTTTTAATAAAAAGTCTTAGGAAACTAAGGCTTTTTATTTTGCTCTAAAATCGTCTTGTGTGCTTTCAGTGTACAAGGGGTATAAATACATTGCTAAGTTAAAAAAATGTGTCACTAGTCTCATAGAGGTTTGTGGGATAAGGAGGATATATGTTAAAGAAAGAATTATTAAAATTAATTGAAAATGCTGGTGATGATGAAAATATAGATTCATTACTAGAGAATAGTGATTTAGCTAAGTCACTACAAGCTAGTGGACTTACCTTAGAGGCCTTTAAGGAAAAAATGAAAAATGATAAAGATTTTAAAGCTTTTATTGATAGTGAAAATGACAAATATCATAGTAAGGCTTTAAAAACTTGGAAGGATAATAACTTAGAAAAGGAGCTTGAACCTTTTATTAAGGAAAAGTATCCGGAGTTAGTTACAGATCCAACCCAAAAAGAACTATTAGAACTTAAAAAAGAACTAGAAAGAGAAAGACAAGCTAACGCAAGAAAAGATTTATTAACTCAAGCTATGAAATACGCATCAGATAAGAAACTACCTGCTAGTGTAGTTGAGAAATGTTTAGGTGAAGACTTTGATAAGACTAAGGAAGTTATAGATTCAATAGCTGATGATTGGTCAAAAGGACTTGAAGCGATAGCTACAGAAAAAATGAAACAGTCTAGTTATGTACCAGGTAAAGGAGCAGATGGAAATCCAGTAAGTATTGGAGCTTCTATTGCAGCTCAAAACAATTCTAAATCAAGTGCTCCAAGTAATCCTTGGGGTGATAAATAAGGAGGAAATTATATGTATTTTAAAAAGACAAGTTATGAAAATGATATGGAAATTTTGGTTACTGAAAAGAACTTAGTTAGATTTTCGGGAACAGTGTTAGCTGCTAATGTCACTGTAGCTGATGAGAATGGTAAAAAGTATGTTAAAGCAGGAACTTTAATTGATGCAGATGGCAATGTAGTTAAACAAACTGGTGATTCTGGTTCAGAAACTTTAACAACTACACCAGTAGGGATTTTATACAGAACAGTTGATGTAACTAATGGGGATATGCCATGCTCTTTAGTTGTGGAAGGATATTTAAGAACAGATAGAGTGCTTGATGGATTTGCAGATAAGGCTATTGAAGCTATAAAAGCTGCATTACCAAAAGTAACATTTAGATAGGAAGGTGAAAGTAATATGCCAAGATTAGAAGAAGTTTTTAATACCAATGAATTAGTTAATTATTTTAAAGAAAGAGCAGTTTCTCCTATGTTAGGGGAATCACTTTTCCCAGAAAGAAAAATACAAGATATAGAGTTTGATATGATATTAGGTTCAGGAGGACTTCCTGTTACTGCTGAGGTACATGCCTTTGATACAGAAACGCAATTAGCTTCAAGAGAAGCAATTGAAAAAGGTGTTGCAAGCTTAGCTCTTATAAAGAGAAAAATTAAAATAGCAGAAAAAGAGATTATAAAGATAAATAATCCAAGAACGGATTCAGAATTAGCTTTCGTATTATCTCAACTTTATAACGATGCTGAGAAAATGA